CCCGCTTTGTTCTTCCCCTGCTCGGGATCCGGGGCGCGTTCGGTTGGGACTGGTCGAAGGTCGACGCGCTGCAGGAGGACAAGCTGCAGCGGGCGCAGATCGATCAGCTCCGGCTTGCTTCCAGCGTCGTCTCCATCAACGAGATCAGGGCGCGGGACGGCCTCGACCCTGTGAACGGCGGCGACGCTCCGCTTGTCTCTGCAATGCTGGTTCCGCTGGGGGCGATACGGGTTGAAGATGTCTCCAAATCCTCTGGTTTGACTCCTACCGCCACGAAGTCGTTCCATACCCCCGAGGCCCGTCAGGTCATCGGCAAGGCTTTCCTTGCTCGTCTTGGCCCCGAGGAGAGCAAGTTTGCCCGCGAGACCGTCAAGGTGTTCAACAAGCAGAGCAAGCGCATCATCGCATGGGTCGAGAACGGCAAAAGCATAGAAGGCGAGACAAAGGCCGCCATCCCTGCCGAAATCCTTGACGATGAGGAGCTGTTAGACGTGTGGCGTCCGCTGTTCCTTTCTTTCGGCATGGCGGCTTCCGAGGCGACCGCGGAACGGTATCGGTGGGTCAAGATCGATCCTTCCGTCGTCCGTCGCTGGATCGCTTCCCGCGGCGCCCGCTACTCAAAGCTGGTCAACGAGACCACCAACGCCGACATCATGGACATCCTCGCCGCTGACAGGGCCAACGGCCTCTCCATCGCTGACATGATCGAGCACATCAAGGGCTACTTCGGCGAGGGAGGGGTTGCAAGGAGCAGGGCGGAGACGGTAGCAAGGACACAAGTGGTAGCCGTCAACAACTACGCCGACATCGAGACCTATCGGGAGAACGGCGTTGAGAAGAAGGAGTGGCTTTCAACGAACGATGACCGTGTGCGGGATTCTCACGCGGCGATGGACGGACAGGTCGTTTCTATTGATGAGCCGTTTGTTACGGGGAACGGCGCGTACCTGCAATACCCCGGTGACCCGGATGGGCCGCCGGAGGAGATCATCAATTGCCGTTGCACGGAGCTTCCCGTTGTATAGGAGGGCACAGTGAACGAGACCAAGCGTATGTTCTTCGAATGCACAAAAGCCGAGCCGTCCGGGGAAGGCAGGGCGGCGGCGATCATCACCACCAACACGGTAGACCGCCAGGGAGAGATCGTCGATCCGGACGGCCTTGACCTGACTAACTTCCTGAGGATCGGCTCTGTCCTATACGGGCATCACTATGACGGCATGGAGGGCATCCCTGTCGGAAGGCCGTATGCTCTGGAGCTTATCCATGACGGCGATCAGAAGCAGTTGCGGGCCGAATGGGAGTGGCAGGAGGATGATGTTTCCCCTCTCATCACGGCGGTCAAGAAATCGTGGCAACGAGACTTTCTGCGGACAGTCTCCATCGGGTTCATCCCGTTGGAATGGGAACGGGAGTCGAAGGTCCCAACCATCACGAAGGCAGAGCTGCTGGAGTTTTCCATCGTTCCCGTCCCCGCCAATCCTCAGGCGATGCGCCTGAACGGGCTGTCGGATGACGAGATGAGCGCCATAACAAGGATTGAGCTGCTCGACAAGGCCATGACGTATCTCAAGGAAGGCAGGGTGCTCTCAAGCCACAACTACGCCCTGGTCAAAGAATGCGTTGACTCGCTACAGGCATTGCTGGATGCGACAGACGGCAAGAGCGCGTCAGGAGACGCGCAGCCGGATGACGAAGCTGTGCTGAAAGCGCTCACATATCTCTACCTGACTACTTAGGAGGAATGGAATGGAACTGAATGAACTGGCTGGATTGAAAGACGAGATTGTCAAGGGTGTCTCGGACACCGTTGCGAAGAAGTATGACGATCAGATCGAGGAGCTGCACAACGACCTGAAGGCCACGAACGACGCTATCCAGAAGATGCGGACGGGCGGGTTCGGGCGCATCGACGCGCAGGACAAGAAGGAGATGGAGCCCCTTGTCGCCAACTACTTCCAGACGGAGATCTGCCGCCTGGACGGCGTGACGAAGGCATGGGACTCTGCGACCTCTGGCGGGGGCTCTGAACTCATTCTCTCGGAAGTCCAGACGCGCTTCGTAGAGAAATTGAACACCTACAACAAGCTGCGCCAGTATTGCACGGTATACCCCGACGACAAGGGCACGATCTACGTCGAGAATGCCGCGTCTACCGCCGCTATCATGTCGACCCGTGGAACTGCCGTCTCTGAGGGAACCCCCTCCTTCTCGCCGGTAAACTACTCGACAAGGGGCCGGCAGAACTGGATCGCGGTCGACGAGAAGCTTGTCCGTCAGGCTCCTCTTCCTGTACTTGATTACCTGATGACACAGCTTGCGAAGGGGCTAGCGGCTGGGGAATGGAAGGACTTCATCACGGGCGACGGCAATGGCGACTGGTCGGGGCTGAATACCGCGAGCATCTCGACCTCGACCCCGAGTGCGCATACCACCATCGCGACCCTGGACGCGACGGAGACGGTCGGTCCCTACTGGGCGCTTGGCTCCGCCTATCGGCAGGGGCCTCCCATAGCGAATACCTTCTGGGTCACGACCGCGACCTACTCCGAGCAGCTGGCCGCCCTGAACGCTGCTGCAAAAGAGTGGTTCAAGTTTGGTGATCTGCCAGCTGTCAACTCCTACATGGGTATCCCGATTTTGGAGAACGAGAACTGCACGTCTTCGGGTGCGTTGGAGCCGGTTTCCTACGTCGGAGACCTGTCCTACTTCTACATCTTCGACAAGCTCGGAACGCAGCTCCGGAAGGCTGAGGGAGGGAAGACCCTTTCATTGGGCCATCAGGTCATCCTCGAAGCCTATCAGGAGACGGATGCCTGTGTTGTGCTCGCTGATGCCTTCAAGTCGCTGACGCTGCACGCCTAGTTTCTTCGGGGGCGGTGACCCCGCCCCCACCTTTTGGAGGTAGATATGGCACAAAATAAGGATATCGACAACAAGATCCAAGAGGTCGTGAGTGGGCTGTCGACAACGCAAGCGACAATGGCGCGGCTCATCGCCACATCCCTCAGCAAGACGGAGGCCGCTGCTGCCTCGACCACTGCTGTCCATGCCGCCATCACGTTGACGACGGAGGCGCAGACGGTCACGACCAGCATTACCAATCCTCCCTACGCGCGCAACATCACCATCACCTGTGCGAAGGGCGGCGGCTCCGACATGTCGGGCAACGTGACCATCACGGGCACGGACATTTGGGGGCAGACAATCACCGACACCATAGCGGAAGGCGCGGACGGCACGGTGCAGGGCGTCAAGGCGTTCAAAACGGTTACGAGCATCGCCCTTCCCGCCCGGACAAATGCAGGAGATACCGTCTCCATCGGCTACGGCGATCTCATCGGCCTGGACTTGTACCTTCCCTCGAAGGACTGCGTTATCCAATGCTCTCTCGACGGCGTTATTGAGACGACTGCGGCAACGGTTGTCGCGGATGATGATGAGATTTCCAAGAACACGGTCGATCTGAACTCTGCTCTCAACGGCAAGGTCGTCACCATCCTCTACTTCGTCTACTAGCCATGAGAGTCCGATTTTTGAAAGCCACTAACTTCCGCGATGAGGCAGGGGTCAGGAGGGAATACCCCAAAGGCATGGAGGCGGAACTCACTCCTGCGGAAGTGCGGGCATTGGGACAGCTGGTCGAAGTCGTGAAAACCCCTGTTGAACCTGTTGAATCCGACGAGCCTGTCGAGATCGGTGAGTTCCGGCACGACAAGATGATTCACAAGGCACGGCACAAGGAGTAGGCAATGGCTATCGTGACGAAGGCGCAGTTGAAAGCGTATCTTGGCAAGGACACGACGGCGGAAGGAACCCCAACGGATGGCGGGGATACCTTTCTCGACGAGCTGATCGCCCGGGCGCAGAAATACGTCGAGAACAGGCTCGGGACGGCGATCGAACAGGCGACGGTCACAGCAGAGTATCACGACTGCGCCATGATCATCGTGCCCGACATGAGGCCGTTTGATTCAAACCTCGTAGTGAAGTATCGGGCAGACTACTCCAGCTCTGCGTCTGACGTCACGCTCACGAACTACACGGATTATATCGCCTATTCCACGCATATCGTTCTTTACAAGTACATCCACCTGACGGGGAGCGAGGGACGGCTGCGCATCAAGCTCGCGTACACTGGGGGCTATGCTAGTGGCTCGTACCCTGCTCCTCTTCAGGACGCGGTGATCAAGACGGCGGCCTACATGTTGCGCCTGAACGATCCGATCGCCCCCAACACCGCCGTCGATACCAGGATCCCCTCGGACGTCGAGGAGACTATCCTTCCGTACAAGAGGCTCCGGACACCGTGAACGTCGAGATCGAGGGCTTCGAGGAGCTGAACAAGGTCTTGAACGAGCTTGCAAAAAAGTATCCGGAGGCCGTGTTGAAGGGCTGTGCCAAGACCGCGTTCAAGGTCGAGCGGAAAGCGAAGGAACTCTGTCCCGTCGACACGGGCAACCTCCGCTCCTCCATCCGCACAACGGTCGACAAGAAGGATGGGCTGGTCATGGTCTCAGCGGGCGGGTCCTCTGAGGGAACGGCGGAGGTCGGCTATGCCGTCTATGTCAACTATGGCACACGGAAAATGGAGCCGCGCCCCTTCTTTACGAATGCTCTAGAAGAGGTACGGGGCATAGCGGACGACATCAAGCAAGCCATCGATGAGGAGACACGATGACCGGCGATCCTGTTGCGAAGCTGATGACGGAACTGGCCAAGAGCACGACTCTGCGCGGCGTCCATCGCGGATGGCCTCCCGCCTTTACAGTTCTGCCCGTCGCCTCGGTCCGTCAATCGGGCGGGCCACGATTAGACAAAGGGAATAATTCTGTTGGATATTACGAGTACCACCTGACGGTCGACGTATGGTGCAAGGACCGTCAGGCTACGGTCAAAATGGCGATCGACACCGCTCTCGCTACCCTTCATGCCACCGTATTGAACCAATACGAGCTGCCGGAAGCGGGCGGCGTCACGCACATCGTCACCGAGTCCACACTCTACGGAAGCCGATAGGAGGCTAAATCATGGCAATCACGAACATCATCGACAAAATCGCAGTCGCCCGCATAGCAGACTGCGAGATAAAGGTTGTAGGATCAACTGTTACCGACATCGTTGAGGTGTCCGACGTCTCCGCTTCCGTTACATGGGATTCGGCGGAAGCCAAAGGGGAGGGAGCGACCTTCGCTGTCTCGACAAAACTGGACAAGGCGACGATCTCCTTCGGGCAGATGTGCCTTTCTGCCGCAACGCTCGCCGTCCTGACTGGAGCC